ATCCGTATGTGAGGATGATATAAATCCAAATTCAGTTATCTGTGCTGAACTACTAATAGTACCTGTTGGTGTAGCAGCTCCAGAACCTGTATCAATAGTTATACTAAATGTAGATGCATCTCCTTTAGTAAAGGTAATTACATTATTAGTTACTGATGCTGCGTTAATTAAGCTTCCAGTACTCGCTGATCCTCCACTACCGGAAGGTAGAGTAACTGTATTACCGTTTTCAATAGAAAGTTCATAGCCGTTTAAAGATAGAGACTGGTTAGAACCTGAAACACCCGTAACTACTTCTCCATTTACAAGAAAAGATCCGGATACCTCTAAGGAACCTGTTAACTGTCCGTATGATCCAAGTTGTGGATCAATTTGTTTCCACTTTATTAATGCCATCTATCTACTAATCACTAAATTTACCACTGACCATAAATTCATCATCTGAATCTACGTTGTAATTTAATCCATTATTAAGTATAACTAAGACATTACTGCCATTTTGTGCAACAGAGTGTAATACGTCGTTTTCAACAACTACTCCGTTAATAAATAGTGTGAAATCTTTACTACTTAAAGAGGGAAACCCTGCTGGTGGTGTAGCTAGGTTCATTTCTTGCCATTCTAAGGAAGCACTTGCTACTCCTACTGCAGGAGTTACAGTTACTGTCTTTTGATTACTAGAAAATACTTTATTTAGCGATAAGTATGCCTTTTGTTCGTTTGTCATCGATTCTTCTATATTTATTGTGTTCATTTTAGAAGCAGCTTGGTCGTAAAACCTTATACTTCTACTATTAACTCTTGTATTTGAAAATTTTGCCATTATTTAGGTAAATTATTTATATCTACTACTGATTCAAGTCCAAATAAAACCGATGCCTTGTTAAAGAACTTAGCATTACCTTGTGGAAGTGTATTTTCTGCATTAGGAACTACATGTCCTAGTAATTTAATTTGAAAATTAGTCTTTACACTTCTGTCTTGCCCTTGAACGAGTTCAGTTATTGTTTGGTAGTCATCAATCATAGCTCTAAAATTAAACTTATCTGGATCTCCCCAGTAAGCATCAGAGGCATAATTAATACTTTCAATAATACCGTTCATTTGTTCAACATATTCAGTAAAAATAGTACATGAATAGTTAATATTAAGGTAGTCGGGCATAACTACACCTTGATATTCCTTTTGTATAGATCTAGTTAGAAGAGTTGAGAACCTATCATATTGATTTTTCTTTGACCACTTCTTTTCAAACACACCAAACTGTGTTGGATTATTAGCATCCATTTTATTACCTAAGTTTCTATTCTTTTCTACACTATCTCTTTTAAAGAATATTAAAGGTACTTGTATCTTACCGTTTCTATCTCTATAAAAACCGTCTTTCTGCACGGAAGCCCACCTTTCTGGTGAACCATATAGGACTGGAACGATCTTCTTTGTACTGTTCTGTATTACTGAGGGTTTAATTACGTTATTAAAGTAGTAGAAAATAGCTTCATCTATATCTCTTAGTCCAATAGCAAACTTCTTTACCTTATCTTTCTTTACAGATCGTTGGTATTCACGTTTTTGACCTTCTTCACTAATAGATTTCTTACCTTCGTAGCCTTCTACTTGGTAAGTTTCTATAGAGTCTTGAGAAAGCTCTCTTTGAGACTTAGGATTTACATTATTATCTGCCATACTTACGACTTACGTGTGTTCTATATTGACGTTTAAACTTAGCAAAGATATCAAATAGTTTTTCTAGCTTCTGATCTTCTGGGTATTTTTGTAATATCTTTTTAAAGTCTTGATAAGCGTCTTCAAAGTTATTATCTACCCCTATAAGAGGAGTATATTCAACATCCCAAGTCATTTGACCTGTTACCGGATCAGGACCACTTGTTTGAGTAGTCTTAAAATCAGGACTTTCTTGTTCTAATATATCTTTTATTTTCATATTAATATTGTTCCATTTGATGTGTAATACCAGTACGTTCTCTTCTTGTTTGATGACAGTCTACTATAATTGATAAAGAAGAACCGAACTTAGAACCATATTGGTCTAGGTTATATGTCTTATCTCTACCTACAAACAGTTGATTCTCTCTTACTGTATCTACTTCGTAGTAATCTTCATGCCACATTAGTATATCTCCTACCTCTGGTACTACTGATACATCTGATAGGTCCTGTCTAATGAAAGCAAATGATGCTTCTCTACTTAAATCAGGTCCAAAGTCATCAGATGTTATTACTTGATCACCTCTAGTTATTAAACAATTCAGTTTTAATGGTTCCCAATAGGACTTATCTAGTGCTTCACCGTATAGGTTAGATAAAGTATCTTCTAAACTTAACTTATAGTATAGAATCTCTTGTTCTATTACATCTTTTAACAGTTCTCTGTTAATATTTACTAGTAAGTCGAAATCTCTATTGCTTCCAAATAACATTATATGCTCTCTATTGTTTTATCTGCTATTTTAACCCCTACTATTGTAGAGTATTTACTCATAGCGTTACTTTTTAATGCTGCAAATGCCTCTGCTCCAGATTTTTGTGATATAAGTTTAACTTTAAACACTTGTCTACCCTTTCCTAAGTCGGTAGTTAATGTTACTGTAGTTACTCCTGGTAATGCTCTTACTAATTCGCCTATTTTAGATGTATTATCATCTTTATACACGAACTTTACCATTGCCTCGTAAGTTTTAAACTCTACTTCACTAAGTATCTGTAGTAATTTCATTATCCAATGTATATAGTCATTGGAACATCCCCTAAGGTCTTCTTTAAGTTCTCTCCTTCGTTAGCTTTTCTTTCTAATTGTGCCTGCCTTGATGTTTGATCAAGCATTTCCCTTAGATTAGTTACAAGTTCAGTCTTTTCTGCCCTTGCATCTGTTAATAAGTCGGCTTGATTAAGTGTTGCTTCTGATCCAGGTACCGGAACTGACTGGTATTTACCTCTTACATATGCTAAAAGCTCTTTTGCTAGTGCTAATGTGTATTTAAACACCCATTGTCTACCTACACTGTTAATTAAAGAGTAGTTTGGGTTGTCATACGGTACATCTGCTACAGTTTTTACTAAACCACTACCGTCTTTATACACACTATCTCTTTTTTCACTAACTTTGTAGTATTCAAACCTTAAATTAGAGGCTTTTTTAGGTATAGGAAAGATTTTTAACTTATTATTGACTAATTCAAAGGTATAAGCTGATCTTCTTATCTGATCATTGAATTCTATTGCCTGTACCTTAAGTATATCGAAAGAAGTAGGCATTAATAGGAAGTTAACCCCTGGACTGAATGATCCGAAGTCAAAAGCATCCATTAATGACTGTACTCCTGTACCAGTACCTGCATATGGGTCGAAATAACGTAGTATTGCTGGTGGTGCTTCATAAAACACACGTCTTATCTCTATTCCAGCTGTTATTCCTTCATTAGTAGCCCATTGATCTAAGTCATACTCTTGTACTGATGAGGTAAGTGCAAGAGAACCGGTATATCTAGTAGTAGTTCCACCTACTTCTGCTTCTGTACCGTAATTCTTTGCTATATTTACTACTCGATCTAATGTTGGATCGATTAATTTGTTATTTGCGCTACTACCAGTGGTAGAGCCTTCTAATGATAGGTAGTTTTCTCTAATTTTATACTGAAATACTTCGTTACCGTATGTGGTTACTGCTTCTTCGAAACAAGCATAGAATGATCCACTATTAAGTTCAACATCCATTAAAGGGAAACCTAATCTTGTACCACAAAAGCCTGCTACTTTGTCAGCATCTGTTTGAAAATCACTATCAGTATCGTAGAAGCCGAAAGGAGTAGATCCAGTCGTAAAGGTAGAACTACCGTTCCAAGTTACTATATTCGCCATCTATTACAATTTATATATAAATAGCATAAAAAAAAGAGGCCCGAAGGCCTCTCTTAATTTTAATTCTAATAGGTTAATTTATTAGATCTGAGTTAAATCAGAAATAAAGATTTTACCATAGAATTCTGGTCTGATCATCTTCTTAGCGTAACGAGTCATTAAACCTTTTCTTGGAGTGAAGGTTTCTGGATCGTATACTAGAGGTGTCATCATTAATGGTACGTATGGAGCATAAACTGCACCAGTTTCAAGGAATTGACTTCCTCTATATCCCATTAACATTGTATTCTCAGTCATATAAGGATTCTTGTATACTTTGAATCTGTTCGCTAACGAACCTACTCTCTGTACACCCATATTGAACTCTTCTGCTGAACCATCAGTGTTAGCTGCATATCCTGGGATACTTTCTAATACTGTAGCAACTGTTGGAGAACAAACTACGAAGTTTGCACCACCTCTTAGAGTTTTTTGGTGAATCTTGTTAGATACTTTCTGAATTTTAGTACCAAGAGTTTGGAACCATTGTCCTTGAGTATTGTAGAAATCAGAAGTTGAAGTAGTCCAGTTTGTACCGCTCCATACTTTGTTGTTTTCTGCACTCCAGTGATCTGTAGTTCTTGCATCTTGAATAAGCATATCAAGGATCTCTAAATCAATTTCCATTGAAATGTATTCGCTTAATAAAGAAGTTAACTCAGCCTCAGCATCAATACTGTGGTATGCGTTAAGATCTTGTGCGAATTCAGGAGTCCATTGTGCCTTTAATTTTCTTGTTTTGGCAACAATCGCCTCAGAAGCTAACTGAACGTCAATTTCTGGTATAGTGATTGATGTATCAACAGCAGCTGTAGAAGATGCTTCAAAGTCACCTCTGTCGTTATCTACTGGCTGTTTGTGGAAAATAACGTTAATTTCAGTTGAGTTAGTCACAAGACCATCTGCAGCTACAAATTCTAAGTTACTTCCATTAATTTTAGTATACTGAGCTGAAACAGCTAAATCAGTTGAACCAGTTTGGATTCTAAATGCTCTAATTCCTAGAGTATCGTATCCGCTTAATCCAGCTAATGGTACGCTTACAGTATCAAGTCCTGTTAAGTCAACATCTACATCGTAATAAACAGATGCTGAAGTTGCATTAGCAACAGTTGCTACTTGAGTAGACCCAGTTGAGTTGATTGAATATCCGAACTGTCCAGCGCCGTAAAGACCACCTGCAGCGTCAGTATCAGCTGCTAATTTAGAATTAGCTGTAGATACGTTACCGTACATGTTATCTCCGTCACCTCTACCGTTAGTAGCAGTTCCATATTTAAAGTCTAGGTAGAATACAAGACCTGATGGTAAGTTCATTGGCTGAACTGATACAAAGTCTTGAGCTACGATTTGTGCGAAAACTTTTCTAACTAAAGGTAGTGCAACACCTGCCCACGCTTCACCGTCTCCGGCTGTGAATGAACCTCCACCAACGTTAGTAGCGTTTGCTTCAGATACGATCTGCTTAGCTTGGTTTTCAAGAATCATTGCCATATTACCAGCAACTCTTTCATCCTTGATACCTTCTAATAGACCTGAAGCAGACCACTTATCCGCTAATTTAGCAGAGTCGGCTTGCATGCTCTTATAGTTATTTGAGCTTTCAAGTAAATTTTTTACTTCCATGATTAAAATTTAAGTTTTATTAATTATTAAATGATTCCAGCTAATTTCTGCATTCTCTGTGCAGCTTCGGATAATACAATTGCTTCTGGTTTAGTTGCAGTTGTTCCTGTAGCTTTACTTGCCATGCCTTTAGCTTTAGCTTCTGTAACATTTTCTTTTTTAACATCAACGATGTTATCTGAAACTGTTTCAAAAACTAGTTTTACTTCTTTTACTGTTTCCGCTTTGTCGAAAGCAGCAATAATGTTTACTTTTTGAGATTCTGATAAGCTGTTAGCTTTGAAGATTTTGTTAACATAAAGAAGTTTAGAATTAAGAATGTTTACTTCGTTTAACTCTGATTTAAGAGTTTCGATAGTTTCCATTGCTTGTTCTAAATCTGATTTATCTTCTTTAGATACTTCGTTAACAGTTTTGTTAATGTTAGTACCTTCAGCTGAATGATCAGCAGACTCTTGATTAGCTGTACTGTTACCAGTTACATCTTCCTCAACGGTCTCGTCTTTTTTGTCTTCACCTTCTTCCATCTTCTTGTCGTCGTCCTCATGTTTACCTTCTTCTACTTCTGTAGCTTCTAGTTCTCTAAGTAATTCGTCAAGATCGATTTCTTCTTCTTCTCCTTCAGGAGCGTCCATAGCATCCATGTCTGGTTCAGCGTCAATAGCACCTTCTTCATCTCCCATTCCTTCGATATCACCAGCATCCATATCAGCTCCCATTTCAGCGCCTCCGCCTACTTCTTGAGCAATAATGTCTCTGATCATGTCTTTGAATTGGTCAACAGATAATTTACTAATATCTTCGTCACCGTCAATAGCTTCTACTTCTTCTTCTCCGTCGTGTTCAGCTTCGTCTTCAGATTCTTCTGAATCATCCTCAGCTTCCATGTCGTCAGCAGCTTCTACTGGTTCTACCTCTGTTAGGTCTTCTTTAATTGCTTCGTCTTTAGAATCTTCGTGTTTAGCTTCGTCCATGTCGTCGTCTTTTTTTCCTTCGTCCATGTCCTCGTCTTTAGCTTCTTCCATCGTGTCGTCGTCCTTTTTAGGAGCTTCTTCGATAGCTTCGTCTTTAGAATCTTCTTTAGGAGCTTCGTTGACTACTTCTTCTTCAACAGATGAATCATCCATTTCTTGAAGTTTAGCAGCTAACATATCTTTTAGATGAGGTGTTAAAGTCTCTTCTAAAGCTTCCTTAGCGTTAGCAATAGCAGCTTCTCTTACAGATTTAGCTTCAGCAATAGCTTGCTTGAATAAATCTTTATTTGCCATTTGCAATAAATTTTGTGAAGTTTGTGTAGTTATTAGAACTACAATATAATTTTAAATAGATCGATGCAGTATAAGTGACTGCATATTCTTATATAAATATATACTCTTTCCGGAAAACTCTGTTACGCTCTTAAAATGTCGTTAATTACTGAATCTATAGCAAAATATTTACTTACTTTACCTTTATTTTCATTTAACGATACTGGGTTCATAAATGCCCCATGCGTAGAAGGATTAGATACAAAGTCCCAGCATACTAATTCAAAGTCTGGTTGTACTTCTAATTGTCCTTCGTTAGTTTGTTGAACTGATCCTGTACCTCTAGATGAGATACCAATAGTATGGCCTGCTCTTATAATTTCTTTTACGATGTTACCTGCTGGTGTATTTAATAGTTCTACTTTACCCATTAAATCGTCGCCTTTCCAATATAACTCTTTTACTATGTGTGATGCATTTTTTAAAGACACTACAGGAGATTCTGGGTGATCTAATTCACCAAAAGCATTTCCATTATCTACAAATTCAGTTACATACTTCTTTGCTTCTCTCATTAGAATATCTTTAGAGTAAACTCTACCGTTTTGATTCTCTGCAACTGCTCTTTGCATTACTCCTTCTACTTCAAAAGTACCGGGCTTAGTTTTTGACTCTCTAAGAACCGATTTAAAAGGTGTAACATCTACTAGTAATTGTGCCATATTATTTTTTCTTTTCGTTTAGACCGAAAACTGTTTGTTTTGGCTCTTCGGGAGCTTCTTGCTGAACATAGCCTCTGTTAACATCTTGTTGAGATATCTGTTTAACTTTAGGTAATTCTACTTTCTGAGTAAATCCTTTTTTAAGAACAGGTCTTAAATCTTGTTTAAAAGCTGCTTCTAAAGACGGTGCAATAAATGCTCCTATCTTAAGTCCTTCTTCATTAGTAAATTCTGATGTTTTAGCAAATGTCTTAGCTATTTTATCTTGAACTTTTTCGTAAAATGCTTCTACTTCAGTTACTATATTCTCTAAATCCATTACTACAGACTTAACTCCAGGAAAGGATGAATACCCTTCTCCCCAGTCAGCTAATTGTTTTGTAGCTGCTTCATTAATAGCATCTTCAGTTAATGTTTGTTTTATAATAATTTTTATAGCTTCTTTTAACTGCTCATCTTTACCCATTGCTTGTTTAATAGCTTTATCTTTTGCAGCCATATAATCATCTCCATCGATGTCTCCATCTCCGTCATGATCTTTTCCTTTCTTTTCGTCAACATAATCTGTGTTAACTGATACATACTCTTCAAATTCTTCTATAGGATCTGCTCCTGCTATTAAGTCATTATAATGTGTCTTAATAAAGTCTAGAGCAATACCTTGAGATATGTCTGGATATTTACTTTTAATAATATCTATAATAGCTCCTATTGCTAATTTTTTTTCGTCTAAAGACATTTCAGGTGCTGCTTCTATCTGAATTTCATCAGATAATGCTTTTTCAACTTCTGCTAATTTTTTAGCGTCTTTTTCAGCAGAGGTTCTTTCCATGTCTCTAATCTTATCAGCTGCTGCTCTTAATTTAGTAACATCAACTCCTAATTTAGCTGCTAAATCATCTAACTTACCTTCTTTTAGCATTGCCTTAGCTTCTTTTAAATCAGCTTTTTTAAGTCCATTAAATACATCTATTTTGCCATCACCTCTCTTTACCTCTATTTCTTTATCGTGCTTATCTACTTTTTTAGATTCACCTGCAATAAGGTTTATATAGTGATTAGCATCTTTACCTAAATTCTCTTTAGCTTTCTTTTCAGCTTTAAAGTAATCGTCTCCTTTAATGTTAAACTTGTCATGTGTCATTAGTCCAGCAGCTTGAAGTTCATACATTATACCTCTTTCTAATACGTCTAATGAATAAGTTAAGGCTGGTCTATCGTCGTATATTTTAACACTATTGAATGCTTCGTTTACAGTAGATTCAAAAATTACTTGTTTATTTTTAAGAATTTGGACTGTATCGTCATATCCATTAAATTGAGATATAAGGTCAGGAAACTGTTGTCTCATCTGACGGACAAATTCTCCTTTAGCAAGCCTACCTTCTACTACGGCTTTATAATTTTTTGCTACTGCTGTTGCTTTCATAAGTAATCAAACATTTTAGTATTTGACGGCCTTTTCGGTCGTTGTTGCTGTTTCCAGCCTATTTTTGTTAATGTCTTTTTTGCCCTTTTACCTTTGCCAAATGCTTTTGGTGTAGCATATTGAGCTCCAGTTCCAGGAGTAAATGTTGCGGACCCACCAGTTACGTTGGCTTCGTCCAATTCTTGCATTACCTCTCTTACTAGTTTAACAAGATTTAACCTTGTCATAGCTTTTTAAGCTCGTTTACTAGTTCGTAGTATTGCATTAGCTTAACTAGATGATTATCATCAATTCTTTCTTTGTTAGAAACAGGCTTAATAGCCTTAGATACTTCATCTAATTTAATCTTAACAACCTGATTATCTACATTTGCAGCTAATTCGCTTACTATGCCGCTTAGTGTATCTAATTCTTTATTAACTATATTACGTAAACGTGTACCGGAATTAACCGATGTAATAAATTCTTTTAAGATTCTTTTCTGTTCTGGTAAAAGATCTTTATATTTGTCGTTAAATTTCTCTAATAAGATTTTAAACGTTAAAAGCTTTAAATCTTTATCGTATTTAGAATACTCTTCAACTAATGCATCTTTTACTTCATTCTCATCTTGAGGTTTAGAAGTTAAATGCTCTAAAATAGTAGTCTTATTGTCTACTAGCATCTGAGGATTAATTAACGTTTCCGCATTTTGTCCTTCTAATAAACAGTATAATGCTGCTAGTGCTTTGTAGTCTCTGACTTGAATGCCAAAAAATTCATTAATATCATAATGTTCTTTGATATTAGCTATCAAATCGTATTTCTGATTCTTAAGTACTTTCTGGTCTAGTTTTCTTGACACTTCAGTTATAGTAGAAACTATAGCTTCGGCTCTTGATTGTGAGACAGATCTGTTACGAACTATAAATTCATATAGTTTGTATTCTTTTGCTAATGTAGATTTATTAGCGAAATGCTTCTTAATTACTGAAATAGCTGCTGAGTCTTTATTATTTAAAGTATCAGATGCCACTTGTTTAATAAGCAATTCAAAGATTAGACCTGTATTACGAAATTTTGAATGTTTTATCTTCATTATACACGTTTACTATATATAAATATGTATTAGTTTCCTAAATCTTTAATGTTGTCTTCACGCAACATATCTGGTTCTGATTTAGTCTCTTTTTCAAATACAATATTTTTTAAGGATTCTTTGTTTTTATGGTATACCGCTTGTGTCTTTATGTTCTCCATAACGTTTTCGTTATCTGATGGAAAACCACCCTCCATACCATGTACTCCTAGAGGATCTCTTCCTCCCATTGGATTATCGTTAGTGCCGTAGATTGAAGCTTTCTCTGTAGGTCTTCCACCTTCTGGTCCTGGCTGGCCCCATTCTGGTGTATCATCTACTTCTGCATAGCCTTGTGGTAATTCATCTGGTGCTCCACCTTTTGGTGTTGATACTGAACGTCTACCGTACATTGATGCTAAATCATGTGGTGTACCGTAAGTCATTCCAGACTTAGCTGGATCGTTACCTTCTGCTTCTATTTGAGCTAATCTAAATTGTCTCTTACTATCTTCTTTTACTAGCTCTCTCATCTCCATATAAGCATCTTCTGATAATTGGAAGATAGACTCATAAATGTAATCAGTAGAGAAAAGCTTAGTATCTTTCATTTGATTTGCAAGATCTACTTTTTCTTTAAGTAAAGCAACCTTTTCTTGTTCAAATATAATAGAAGGAGTAGTTAAGTTTAATTCAAAGTTAGTTAAACTTTCACCTGTAAATCCTTGTGTGTATAAATGTACTAGAGCTATCTTAGTAAGCTCTGATTCCATTATCTTTTGAATACGTTCAACTGTTCTAGCAAATCTAATGTCTTCTGCTGCTAAAGTAGCTTTACCGCTTAAGTCTCCTTCAAATCCAAAATATGCTTTTGGAATCTTTAAAGCTGCGAACATCTTAGCCTGTAAGTACTCAACATCTTTTGTACCGTCGTATTCTAATCCTTTAGTAGTTTCAATACGAGTAGCAGTATCTCCTCCTCTAACAGGTAGATAGAAATCTTCCATCATATTCTGCATATTGAAACGTAAGTTATATTGGCCATCATCTCCTATATAAGGAGTCTTTTTCATACCGTTAATAGTCTTTTGCATGAATTGTTCTACTTCCTGTGGTGGAATAGAACCTACATTAATATAGAACATTCTCTTCTCAGGTGCTCTCATTATACGATGAATTAACATCGCATCTTCCATTAAGGTAACTTGTTTAAAAATCTTTCTAGCTGGTTCTAAATAAGATCTACCGTAAGGTAAGTAATTCGTATCAGATATTAATCTAAAATGCGCTATTTCATAATTATCAAATTCTACTACTTTAGATTCATCTCTTCTCTTAGGTAGGTAATTTGGATGTTGAGATGACGCTAATCCGTCTGGATCTAATCTAAAGTTAACAGCTGCTGGATTATCTGGGTCTAGACCTTCTTCTCTAATCATATGATAGACCGTATAAGGTAGAACATTATAAACTCCGAACTTCTC